CAATACCTCCACTCTTAACTGTAACACTCCCGCCCGTTACTGCAAAATTATCTGAACTAAAAGAGGCAACACCTTTGACAGATGTTGTTGCATCAATGCCAGAAATTCTTACTGTATCAGTACCAGTAGCGACTCTTACATCAACCCCATTACCACCTTGTACTTGTAATGTATCTCCGCCTGATAATGCAAAAGTTCCATTAGTAGCAGATAGAGTCCAGAAAGTATTAGAAGGGCTAAAAATTGTTGTTATATCAACTCCGCCCGATAAGATTCTACCTAAGGTATTTAAATCATTTTTTACCTTAAACTCATTATTAAGTGCCATATAGTATATTTAATCTTTTAGATTTTATAAAAGTTAGTTCGGTGTCCTTTTATAATTAATTTACGTCCTGGAGTCATATCAGCATTATAAAGGACAATAAACTCTAAATTATTAAAAGAAACACTAACATCATAACCGAGAATCAACTGATCTGTAAATATTTGGCCGTATTCAGAGGCAACTCCGGTAGAAGTTTGTACAGATCCTACTACATTGATCTCAGAATAGTAAATCTCATTATTAAAACTAGTTTCAATTTGTAAACTATATTTTGCAGTTTTAAAATCTCCAAGATAATAACTGTCAATAACTTCTGTTTGATCTCCTGATAAAGCTATCTCTCTATATATAGGTAAATAGGGGTTAGCGTTAACTTCTAAATAATGGCTCGGGTTGTTCTTATTTGTACCAGCAAAAGTGTAGACTCTCCCGTTATATAAAGTTACATTGTACCCAGGGTGTATGTCGCTTGCAAAATTCTCAGCAAATTGTTGTATAGTTTCTACTGTACTTAGAGAAATATTAAAATTTCGATAACTTAAAGCAGATAAACTAAGAGTGTTGCCGCTTGATATAGATAAGTTCTCCCCGGTTACATTGTACGACAGGGTCTGGGAGTCAGTTTCAGAGGTTAAGAATATGTCTGAAAGGTTTACCCCTGCTGATAGCATTACCCCATTAACGTTTAAAGAGCAGAGAAGAATACTATTAGTAGATAGATAACTATTAAGAGTAGTAATATCAAAGTTGGAGGCACCAGCAGCTGAAAGATACTTCCAGAGATCAGTTTGCGTTGAAAGAGTGCCAGATATTGTACCCCATACAGATTGACCAGGGGGCCCTGCTGGGTAAAAATAGTCTATTTCTACATTCTGAGCCTCTACCTCTGTTACATTCAGTTCTATATTTTGAACTGTTTCAGTAACATCTATATTAGTATCTGAAGAAGAGCCTTGAGCAAAGAAGCACTCTAAACTTACAGGCTGTAACGTCTCAGTAACATCGACATTAATAATTTCTGTAGTTGTAGATATGTTAATTTGTGTATCTTCACTCATTAAAATTAGACGGTAATGTCATAATAAATTTCCCATGTTCCCTCTAAATACGTTTTAACTGTTGTATTGGGATAGCTAACTTGTAAATCCCATTTATAGGTTGCAGGAGGTATATCTATTAATACAGGTAAAACTTTTACAGAGGATAAATTAGGGAGAACAGATATAGTAGAAGTGAGAGTAGAAAGAGATAAAGCAACTGGAGAATCGTAATCCTCTCTAAACTCCATAACAACTTGGGCGCTAGATAGATTTACCGGTACACCGTTAACTTTAATACCAACTGTATTAATTCCGTCCCAGGTATCCCCTCGACGATGTTTAGGTATTGTATAAGTCATATACCTATATTTATGGGATTACGCTGGCGGAGTTGAAGGTGTTGAAGCCCCTGTAGCCTGAGTGGGAGGTCCAGATTCCGGTGGTGCCCCTGCTCCGGTTTCTGCTCCAGGCCCTGCTGCCCCTATCTCTGCTCCGACTTCTGGCGCTGGAGCTGTTCCTCCAAACTCTGGGATCTCAGAACTACCGCCACCCCCTCCACCACCGCCAAGTGCTGGTGCTCCTCCTGCCGTCTCTCCCCCCTCAGGTGCAACCCCGGCCTGGGCAGCCATTTGCTCTCTCCAGTTTGGTCCCATATTCTGAATCTGTGAAAGTTCCCACAACATGGCAGAATCCTTTCGAAGCCATTCTCTATTCTCTTTCATCTGTTCATCTGACCACTGTAAGTAATACTTTTGAGAATATGACTTAGCTATAGATTCATTTTGAGTTGCTACGTTGAAGTTCTCAAACTTCATTTGCAGCAGCTGCTGATCTCTCATTGCCATGAACGAGGTAGGTACGTTAAATTCTACCTGTATAGCGCGCTCTCTAAGTCTGTACTGCTTCCAGAAACCTTTCATCTTCAAATGTGCAATAAAAGTATCCCGGATACCCATTGCAAACTGTCTTTGAATTCGCATTACAAAGCGAGCAAACCTTAACTCCTCTCTTGTAATCTCAGCTCCGTCTTTAAATACCCCTCCGTCCTCTGACATGAAACGAGAGGTAGGTACTTTGAGTGAGTTATAAAGTTTCTTAAGGAAGTAATTTAAGTCATCAAGCTGTCCTAAGTTCTGACCTGCAGGAAGGGTGTCAACAGTAGAGCCATTGCCCTGGGCATCCTTAGTGAACCAATACGCATCAAGCATAGACTGAGGGTCATAGATATTAGTAACCCGGCCTCCAGACCCTTGGGAACTATCAAAATTCTTCTTGGTCCAATACGACTGCATGAGGCGCTTGAGATAAGCCTCAGCCTTGGGTGGCGGCATGGAACCGGTGTAAATAGTAAAGCGAAGACGTTCAGGTGCTCTTACTAAACGGTAAATAACAATTGAGTCCTCGACAAGTGACAACTGACGGTAAGCTCTCTTTGCATTCTCAATAAAAGGTAAACGAATAGATTTAAATTCATTCCAGATACCAGAATTAATATAAGTTACTTGAGCCTTATTCATGAAGAACAACTCTTCCTGATCCTTACGATTCATTGACGTAGCTGGACCTACAACAGGTTTACGAATTAAAAAGCCCTTGACCATTTCATTCTGAACATTTTGGTAAACTGGGTTGATTAGCTCAGTAGGAATAGAAACAAGTCCTACTATACCTAAATCCTTCTTATCATCTAAAATAATATTTTCAAAATATAACTCCCCATCAATAAGAAACTGTCTAAAGTATTCCCAGCCCTTATCTTCTAAGTCAAATATTTCAATAAACTTCTTATACTCCTTCTCAACTGTATCCTTAATTTCTTTATTATAATCACCTCTTAAATTAAACTGTATAATATTATCGTTGTCATCCTTAACAATACACTCATCGCAAATCTCGTCCACACAATCTGCCAACTCAGCAAAAGCTGCCATACGACGATAATCTTGTAAGCGACGGGTCTTGTCCTTATCAACATTAGCATAGATAAAGGCTTGGTAATCTTTGTTGAGAGTAATAGCGCCTGGGGCTCCAGGCCCTCCTTGAAAAGAAAGCTCTGGATCGTTTAGAAAAACGGATTGGTCTTGAATGATCTCTTCTCTTTTAGGTGCTACTCTCTTAAAGTCCTGAAACCTTGGATTCCGTTGCATCATTGAATCTAAGATTTGATAAGCGTATGGAAGCCGAGACACAAAAGCTCCTAGAAGGGAGGTAGAGGCAAACCCTTGATCTTGTTGTCCTGAACCGGGGTTAGACCCAGGATTGGAGCTGTTATAGTTGTATCCTTGTTGAATCATTTATATTATTTAAGGTTAGGCTGGTATTCTTCAATCAATAATATACTATATCTGTATGAATTCAAACATGCACATACAGACACTAGCCTGGCTTGACAGGCAGATTGATGATATTCATGCACAATCCGTCTTAGTAGGAGAGCTATTATTAGATGAAGATGATCCTAGAATACTTGAAAAATACGATAATAAACTTGCAGAGCTAGAAAAAGAACTACATAATATTAATAACAAAATTGGAGTAGAAAAAAGAATGCTTGCTAAAAAATTATGAATAATTCTATTAAGTTGATCGGTTATTATGGTTCTGATGAAACCCATGCATGTTCAGCATGGACATCTACAACACGCGAAATAACAGATGAAAAAAAGAATCGGGTACCTCAGCTATTAAAAATGCTTGCTGAAGATGGGCATCACACACCGTTTGAAAAATCTTCTTTACACTTTTTAGTTACTTCAGATATTGCGTCTCATATTCATTTGTTAAAACATCGAATCGGGGTTTCAATAAACGCTGAATCTGCTCGTTATAAAGAATTAAAAGAGGATAATTTTTATATACCAGAAGATTGGTCACCATACTGGGTTAATAAACTTAAACAATACACAGAAGAAGGACTAAAATTGTATCATGAATGTATTGAGTCTTTAGTTAATGACTTAAAATTTGATAGAAAAAGAGCTAAAGAATCAGCAAGATACTTTAGAACATACAACACACAGATAGATTGTGATGTATTGTTTAATTGGAGATCGTTTTATCATTTTCTCAATCTTAGAAATAAACCTGATGCGCAAAAAGAAATTAAAGAAATAGCTGCAGAAATGTTAAAATTAGTAAAAAATATAGAAAGCAATCCTTTTAAGCACACAATTGAGGCATTTCAGGTTTAACTATAGACTTATAACCTTTATATTCTGTATAATAATAAGTCTTATTATATGTTTTTAAAATATAATAACCGGTTCTAGATAATTGAGATATAGTTTGGGCGTGTAAGTTATTTTGTCTGCACCAATCCAATAAACCTTTTATAGTAATAAGATCCCCTGTAGGACCTATTAGTTTATATTCTTTTTTTAGAGTGTTGGATATTTTATCTTTTCTTTCTTGCGGTACCTTTCTACCTTTTTGCGCTAAACTTGTCTTTAAACAAGCTTCAGGTGACCGCGGTACACCTCTACGTCTTTCAATAGCTTTTAAAAACTTTTCAGTCATGGTTCTTTTTTTACCTTTAACAGCTGCTCGAATTTTTAAAATGGTTTCTGGAGAATGTTTGGTATACTTTCTATTTTCTTTAATTTTGCGTTTAACTTCTTCTGATCTTGGTACACCCTTACGAGACAACATACGCAAACGAGCTACTTCAGGATCAAACTTATAACCTGAAACTCCTTCTCCTCCATCTGTATGATTGGCTAAACAACCTGTATTATTATCTATTCTACCGTACTGTTTAATATATTCTTTTTCTTTTAATAAGGCCTCTTGTTCAGTTAAGTTAATTTCTAAGTAATTAACTAATGGTTCTATGCCCTCTTTTAAAAGTTTATTAACTATTTTAGTCTTTAAATTCTTTTCGCGTAAACATGTTTTACAGTTAATATGAAATTTAGCTCTATAGTTTTTACCCTTACCTATATAAAAAGGTTTACTGTTAGGGTAACATAAACTATATACATAATAAACCTTTTCCATATTAGTATTTATTGTAACAAATATCTATTGCAAAAGCCTTAAAATGGGGTTAATATATTATTATGCACGGACGATTCCCAAAACTTAATAGGCGTTATCTAATTAATGAACTCTTTCCTCTCCTTTCAAAAGAAGAAAAACGTTCTATTTACTTCCCAACTAAAGAAGACCGAACTAACAGAGGTACTAAGCAGGACATGAGAATGTCTAGAGAAGAACAAGAGTTGTACGATAAAAAATATAAAGCTAAATAATATGACTCCATCAGCAGCGGGAAAAGGAGACGATCCCCGCCCAGTAAAAATTCCCAAATATATTAAGAATTTCGATCAAATTAAATGGTCTAAGAACCCGCGTAAACCCACTAAGAATGTGAAGGGAAAGCTGGTTTATGTGTACTAATTTGAATAAATATTAGTAGCTCGAAAATACTAAAAGATAAAGCTTATTTGTTGTTGTCGTAACTTCGAATAAGCTCTTTTAGTCTTTGAAGAGCTAATAAATGTTTGAAACAATTTGTGTTATTCTTTTTTGCTTAATTGTAGTCTTACAAGCAATTAAAGAATGTAATAAAGAGGAATAACTCTTTATACAGGTATAATTGGAACTCTGAACAGACTTCCATTTAGACGTAAAATAACTGAAGATACCTGATTAGTAAATGTATTATCAGATCTTGTTGATAAGGGCCATGTAAGAGAACCTATAGATAATTCATTGTTTAATTGTGCAGTAGCATTAGTTCCAAGCACTATGACACCCGATAGACTGTTTGTAGCTACATTGGCTGTATTACCTATAATAATATTGTTAAAACCTATGGTATTTGTACAACCAGCACAATTACCAAAAAAGTTGTTATAACTACCTGTAGTGTTATTGCGACCAGCACGATTACCGATGATGTTGTTAGAATTTCCGTTATTACAGCTACCGCAACCAGCATAAGTGCCCATGAAGTTATTATTATCACCTGAAACACTATTGCGACCAGTATTAAATCCTATGAAGTTGTTAGCACTACCTACATTATTAAAGTATCCAGCATTAGTTCCAAAGAAGTTGTTATTAAAACCAGTAGTATTTGCTCGACCAGCTTGTTGACCTATAAAGTTGTTTAAACTACCTGTAGTGTTATTATTACCTGCATTACAACCAAAGAAGTTGTTACAACTGCCTGTAGTGTTATCAAAACCAACAAAACAACCAAAGAAGTTATTACCACCCCCTGTAGTGTTTTGTTGACCAGCTTGAGCACCTAAGAAATTGTTACTACACCCTGTAGTATTATTAAGACCAGCACAACAACCTAAAAAAAAGTTGTTTCTAGCTGACAGACTATCTCTACCAGCCCCAAGACCTATAAATGTATTGTGAGTACCAGTTGTCAAAGCATTCCCAGCTTCCAAGCCAAAAACAAAGTTATGATTACCTGTAGCAGTATCATTGCCTGTTGTAGAATCTCCTAAAAATATATTAGGACCTGCTGCAGCGCCTTTTAGTGTTCTTAGAGATATATCAGCAGTACTAAGAACTATTTGATTAGATTCTGTAGCAACGGCTCCTGTTCCAAGTACTATAACACCACTTAATGCAGATACTTGAGCAGAAGCTGTATTGGCATTATTACCTATGAAAATATTATTAGAACCAGTTATGTTAAAACAAGCAGCCTTATAACCTAAAAAGTTGTTATAACTACCTGTAGTGTTGTGTAGGCCAGCACTTAGACCTATAAAAGTGTTATTACCACCTGTAGTGTTAGAAACACCACTATTATAACCTAAGAAGTTGTTACAACCACCGAAAGTGCTAGAACGACCGGCATTAGTGCCTAAGAAGTTGTTATGATTACCACGACTACAACAGCCAGTATAACTACCTAAGAAGTTATTGTTACTACTGCAACAAGCAAAAGCTCCTACACATTGACCCAAGAAGTTATTGTTGTTGGAGCAACAAGCCCCGATTGCTGTTCCGTTACCAAAGAAGTTGTTATTACTACCACCACTATTACAACACCCTACTTTACAGCCCATGAAATTATTATTACAACCACAACTACAACTACCAGCACAATAACCTAAGAAGTTGTTAGAACCACCTGTAGTGTTAGAAACACCACTATTATAACCAAAGAAGTTGTTATTACTACCACCACTATTACAACCAGCATTACGACCTAAAAAGTTGTTATTAGAACCACAAATGTTAGAGCCACCAGCACAATAACCTAAAAAGTTATTACTACAACCAAAGGTATTAGATCTACCAGCACACCTACCTATAAAGAAGTTATTATTCCCACTTGTCAAAGCATTGCCAGCGCTCAAACCAAATACAAAGTTATGATTACCAGTAGTAGCATCTCTGCCTGTTGTGGCATCCCCTATGAAAATATTAGCTGTCGGTCTAGTACGAATCTGCACAGAACTAATTTGTAATGTTTCGTTAGCTGTTACTAAGTTTACAACCTGGTTAAGTGTAGCTTTTAATTCTGCAGTACCATCTGCTTTATAACCTACTATATAATCTGCAGAAGTTAAAGGTGCTGCAGTATTAAATTGAGTAAAATTCTTTGTGGACATATGTATATTATATTTATGTAATTCCTATTATATCTTCTTCAGCAATAGTTGTAAGAACTTCACCATTAATAGCTAAAATTTCAATTTGATCTGTATCTTGAGGAGATAGAGAAAAACTACCAGAACTAGTATTAGAAATAACTCTTTTAGTACTAACAGGTAACCTTATTGCAGGCCTATTTACTGGTACTTCAGGTCTATTTCTTCTTAAATTTTTAAGATTAAACTGTTGAAGTGTGAGAGCCATATCTTAGACTATTATTTATTGCCTGATAGAACAGAAACTCCAGATGACCAAGGTCTAAGCTCGAGCTGGGTCTGTACTCCAGAATACGGATACTTAACAACGTATTGAGTTAGTTTGCCATAACCTGCTGGGTTCTGGACTATAACATCTATATAGCCTGCACTAACAGGGGGAGGAACGTTTATAGTAAGCGTATTATCAAAGTTAGTTGAATAATTTGAAGATAAGAGTTTGTAAGCTGTGAAGCTTGGGTATACTGCTGAAAGTTTAGGGATAGCTGAAAAAGGTCTGTAAAGAGTAGTACCAGATAGGGATCTTCCAGAGAGGTATACTGCTTGTAGCTGCATAAAAGATTTGCCGTAAACGTTAAAGGTTGCTGACAAACCTACATATGTAACTGGGGTGTATGGTTTCTTTAAAAGAATCATTTTAGTTAATAATACTAGGTTGAGGTTGAGCTGAAAGAACCTTACGTTCTGTTGTCAGTTCATTAAGAGCGTCAAGAGAGAGCATAGAGTTAAGACCAGCTTCAGTTGAATAATTGGAGTTAATAGTGAAGATAGTACTTTCAGGACTTGAAGGCTTGGATTTAAATAACCAACCCTTAAAGGTAAATGAAGTTGTACCTTCTACTCTAGCAACTGTTGTTGAATTAATATCATAAGGGTAGGTTGCTGTAATGTTGCCTGACCAAATAACCTGAGATCTAATTTCATAATCAGGCATTGAAGGGGTTCGCCAAGACACTATAATATAAGGATCAAAATAAGGAACAAAATTAGTTACGATCTGATCGTAATCTTCTTGAAACCGGGTTAAGATTGTCATATTGATTGCTAGGTCAATAGGTACGGGTTGTAAAAGCTTATTAGTTAGAGTAGGGTTAGTTGAGGTCATATAAGAACCCTGAATCTTATTAAAGACTCTATTAGGATCTCTTGAAATGCCTCCGTTGGTTAAAGCTATAACAGGTAGTTGAAGGTTTTGAGCCTTATCTAATAAGTCTGCTAGTACCCGTTGCTTAGGTGCATAGACAAAGCGGCAACGAATAGAGTCTTGAGGGTCTCTTAAGTTATTATACCTCTTTACAACAATATCGTCTAAAGCAGAAGCCAACATTCCCACCATTGTCGAAATTTCAAAATCATAGGTGTACTTTCTCACTTATATTATTTAAGTGAATCTTCTTCCCCGGCCTCTAAAACGTACTTGAGTACTTCAAGCTGTACCTTAGCCTTTCCTTTAACACACTTCTTAGCATTAACTGCATCTAAGACCTCATTAGATCTTTGGTCTACATAGCCCCGAATAAACTTTAGAACTTCTCCGCCTCGAGAAGACATAAACTCCTTAGCATCTTCATTACAGAGCTCTTTATAACCTGGGTTGTCAGGATCGATCTCTCCAGATTCAATCTTCTCTCTAAACCCTTCAAGGTACTGGTCTTGACGGCCCTTATAGAACTTCCGTATAGCTTTGCGAAAGAGTATAAACTCTCCCTCTCTAATTTGTTCTATGTCAACAACCATAAAAACAATTATGGCTTATAGAACAATAATGCTACCTATAAACTATCCCCAGCAAGAAGTCTGCATTGCTTTTCCCATTCCATCTCAGGAGGATAATTAAAACATTCTGCAGTCTTTTTTGGTTGTAGCTCTTCAGGAAGATAATTTAAATTGAACAACGTTGCTTGTATATCTTTAATTATTTGTTCTTCTTTCATATTTTTTATTTATAATGCTACCTATAATATCTCAAATATTCAGTCTTAGGATTATGGTACTCTACAAGGGGTAAGATCTGTTCAGGCATTCGACGAACAATCTTAGGATCGTTATAAGGAAAGGGATACCATTTGCGATTACGGTACGTTGCCCAATAAGAGAAAAGATATGAATTAACCTGCTGACGATACTTGGTCATATTAATATCTAGTTTGAACTTTTTAATCTTCTTTTCTGTCCTCTTCTCACAATCCCATTCCAGCTCTATAGTGTCCTTAAAGGCCTGAACAAGTCGGTCGTCCGGATACTTTGTACCTGAACACCATCTCTCAATCATTGTAATCCCAGCATCAGCCTTACCCCACAACGGATGCTTCTCTAAAAACTGATCCATATGACAGGATTCGTGAACTAAGACATCTAGCCAATCTTCCTTCTGCGCTGCTACTTTTAGATCGGCATCATCAAAGTATCCTGAACACTTAATACCATCTGTATCTACATGCTTAGATGGTACAAGGTGAAACCCGATGCCATGCTTCTGACAATCAGTAGCTACTTTTGCTACTAGCTTTTGAACATTGGTCATGTTAAGTTACGAGCTAGGGTAGAGATGTCTCGGAGCAACGACGTCCGGGTATTAGGAAGCTGCAATCCCAGGTCTTTAATCTTATCTGTAGTCAAGACGCAGTTAGAACGGTTAGCCTTAGTATTAAGGTCCTTCAACTCAATAAACCGCCATTTAGAATTTATAATCTTATTATCCTTTAAAATCTCAACTACCTCTTCAGCTTTAACCGGCTCAGGGTTCACAACGTTGTAAATCCCGTATTCAGGTTTAGCGCTAATAAACCGAACTACAAACTCATCGAAATCATTGAGAGAGGTAACTGAATTAAGTTCATTAATGAGAGTGTCGTAATTGAGAAGCTTGCTGAAATAATTCTTTCGAGTTAAAATATCAGTAAAGGGAATTCTAATTCTAAGAACATAGCAGTTAAACTCTTTAGCAAAGGTCTCAAAGACATGCTTACACTTTGAATAATAGGATGACTCGTTCGAGTAGATACCAAAGTTCGGTATATCTTCTTCAGTAAACTCTTTTTCGTATCCAGAATAAATGCACCCTGAACCTATATGTATAACTGGAATCTTGTATTGGTTACATAGCTTAACCACCTGCATGGGGTACAGGACATTATAGGCATAACAAAGCTCTTTATTGTCCTCGCAAGCATCAACGTTAGGTACTCCAGTATACCCAGAGCAATTAATAACCCATTTGATATCTTTATCGTTTGTATCAAGAAAATCCTTAAAAGTATTCGGATCAGTGTAATCTAGCTCTGACTGGGAAAAGATCTTATGGTCTATACTGTTTTGTTTAAAGTGCTGAGAAAGATGGGTCCCAACAAAACCTTTGCCGAGTATTACGTGATACATAGATATAGTTTATACTCAAATTAAAGACCATTCAACTTCTTTAAAGGCTTCCAAACTATTGCCCCCGGCATAAGAAATAGCAGAGGTTAGGTCTTGGTGTACCTCTTTAAGCTTCTGCTCATAGGTCATACCGTTCATAGGCATTGAGAGTGTCCGTCCTTCAATATTCTTCTTGTTACCGTTCATCAAAGAGGCAGACCCGAAGTAAAGCTTCTTAGTAGGGTCAGTAGGGTCAACCATAGCTGGTGAATCAATACAGCGGGCAAACATAGATCCAGCCATAACCATATCAGCTCCCGCTACCAAAGCCTTAGCAATATCACCATTACAAGAAATGCCTCCATCAGCAATAATGAGAGGTGCAACAGCCTCATTGTACTCTTCCCTAGCCTGTCTGATTGTATTAACAGTTGAGAACATAGGAGAGGCAAACCCTGTCTTGTTGTAAGTAATGCAAGAGGCTCCACAAGCAATCCCTACCTTTACAGCACTAACATAAGGAGCCATTCTAAAGAAGGCTGAAGGGGTAGCAATATTGCCTCCAATAATAAACAGATCGGGTAAAATAGTCTGCTTAATAGTGTTGAGGTATTTGAGCATATCAATAGCTTCTTCATGATCTCCATGAGCTACATCAACAGTAACAAAATCTAGTCTTAACTTCTCGTTAACAATAGTCTTAAGCATCTCAACATCTCTCTTCTTAATACCTACTGAGATAGAAATAAAGGGGAGAAGATCTTTGCAATCTTTCATCCTGCGCATCCAGTTTAAAGTCTCATCATACTCATAAAACCTATGCATGATATAAAAGTATCCGTTCTGTGCCAACCAAGTTGCTTTGTTCATGTCTACACACGAAGCCATATTAGCAGGCACTAAAGGAAGCTTGAAAGTAAACCTGCCGAAGTCTACAAACGTATCCGCCAAAGCTCTTGACTTAAGATCTGAGTAGTTAGGTATTAGGTGAATGTCTTTGTAGTTAAGAGATTTGTTCATCGTCGTCATTTTCTTCGTCAGGATCAAAACCAAAACGTTTAATTGCTTCTTCTTTGCAGAGCGTTACACACCAGCCTTTAGAATAAAGCTTTCCTGGTTTACCTGTAACTTCACAAGTGATAGAGGAAAGGTACTCACAGAAATCAATAGTACTCTCTATCTTGTTGTAATACTTGTCTATGTACTCATCTAGCTGTTCAGGTTTTTTGAGCTTAGACTTTATTTCATCGTAATTTTCAATCTCTGCAAAATTCCAATAAACTCGAAGAGTACCGTACTTCTCTTTAATCTGCATAAAAACAACACCCGGGCAATGAAAACAACCGTCAAAGCCTTTATCATTATCATAATTAGCTTCTTCTTTAAGACCTAGAAAATACGAGACATTCTCTTGAAGATGTGTGATATATCCGCAAAGGTTATCTAAGATATCATACCACCCAGAACCACATTCTGCGCCAAAACACATGAGAGATTCTTTAGGGGGTCTGTTAATATCTCTGAACAGCTTTGGATACTTAGCAATTAGTTGCTGCTCTAATTCTGGCTTCATTTAGTTTTCTCTTTTAACTGTTCCTCATATCCCTTTATCCAATCATGTACCTGATCGAAGGACCAATTTATAACTTTAGGAACAGCATCATTGAACTCTTTATACAAGGGCTTGAAGTCCCCCCACATCCTCGGGTCAATGTTAGCACAAGGGGCACCACCACCGAACATTACAAGAGCTTCATCAACTTGTTCGTTGTATTCTTTTTGAGATATTCCAGCCATATATATTTTACTTTCTAGGTAAGAGTATAGCGGATACCTGACACTCGTCAAGCGGATAATCTCTGTACTCTCCAACCCAATGCTTATCAGTGGGCTTATAAAATGTTTTTACTTCTTCCACTTTACTGAGTTCATTATACCCTTCCTCATACGCTGTAACTAGTACAAGCTTATTAGGGTCTTGTTTCTGTAATTCTTCTATTAGCTCTTTAACTGTCATATTTTAATGTTTCTTTATTTGTTATGTGAAAAGGTATTGGTTAGTGGTCATACGTCCATCTATGATTATACCGTAATCTTTTTCAGTATCCAGATTCCAACATTCTAAAGGTGTATTCATATGAATGCAATCAGGTTCTTTTACTGTTGTATGTCCCACAATTTGTTTGCCGGTATCAATAGAAGAATTAAATTCACCTCTCCAATCAAGCCATAAAACTCCACCTATGGGTTGATTACCGCCTCGATGATAACCGGCACCTGAAATAACCCAATTGTGTTTATATTCTAAGTTTCTAAAATTTCTCCAAACATCAGGCAGAAGTTCGTTCACAAAACGTTCTTTTGTATAACTATAGGGAAAATGACGAATAGAAATACCACCATGCGATAAAGTCCATCCTTGTGTTATATGAGCAATTTTAAAATGCTCCAAAAAGAAGTTATCTTTTAGACCATGATCAAAGAAAGCATGTCGGAACTTTTTTGCTTTAGATGTTGTAAAACCGGAGCAAAAATATTTTAAAGTTTTAGAAATTCTGTGAAGAGAATAATCTTTGTTCTCATAAATGTATGACAAGTCATGATTACCTAACAAGAATACAAATTTATCTTTGTTGGGATGTTCTAAGATTAAATGCTTCAAATATTCACAAGTCTCTTCAAACCCGGCAACCTTAGGAGGGTCAAAAAAAGAGTCAAACCAATCACCGAGAAAGACAACTTCATCGTAATATTTTTCATTTTCTAGTATACGCTTTACAGAGTCAACACGCTGATGGACATCTGGTATAACTAAAGTCCTCATTAAAACTCCATTCCTAACTGACCGAACCCGTTAACATGATATGCATTCATAAACATATCGTAGTTATGATACATATTGCCTCCGACATAATAAAGCCTTTTCTTGTCTTTAGTTTCATGAATGGGGTGTTTGACTTCAAGTCCTAGCTTGTTGCTGGCGTTCTCTTTTTGATTTTTAGTGTAATCAAACTCCCCTAACATCTTAGTGTAAGCATCTGGTCTGTCCACAAATAGCTTCCTCATATCATTGTGTGTACAAGAGCACAACAAGAGTATTAAGATCAATAAAGCTGATTTCATTTTAGTTCATTAAGAATTGTATCTAATTCTTCTTTAGATACTTCTTTATAAACCTTATTATCTACTTTTGAACCGGAAAGTTCAAGCAAAAACTTAAACCAAAGAAAAGAAAGTTTCCAATAACTTCCTCCATTAAAGTAAGAAAACCGAGGAACGTAAACGTTCTCTGTAAAGGGTACATTGCCTGCCCAGATAGATAGTTTACCGATATTGATAATCATGTCCAAAAGTAGTCTCGCTTCTTAATAAGCTCTGTAATAATCTTAGTATCCTTCTTATCAATAAGGGCTTCTAAGCGATTAACATCTCCATATACCTCTTCGTATGTCTTTCCGTAACGTTCTTCACAAGTCTTCATAGTACGAGTTACATTGCCGTGCTTGTCAGTTTTAGGTTCTTCGAACAATTTATCAAAATTACATTCAGGATAGGCTGCATCTCTTTGCTTCTCTAAGTCTGGACGTTCGATGGTGATATACTTGTAGGCAGACTCTAACCAAGTTGCAAAAGCTTTATGATGTTCATCAGACTCCCAATCAACAATACCCTTTGAATATTCATCCTCGTAAAACGATTTAATAAATTCAAAATTGACTACAACGATGAGGTGAGTTAAATCGCTCCATTGACGAGGAATAACCTTACGGAGTCTTGAATGCTTAGGTTTAAAGATAGGTTTAATTTGATCGTAGTAAAGTCTTTGGTATCTATAAGGAACAATATCCCAAATATCCCAGACGCCAAAACGTTTATCAAGCCAACACCGGACGCTAAAATTAAGCTCCTGCCAAGCATTGAGCTTAGCTTCTTTCAAATAGTCTTCCCTTAACTTATGATCTCGGGCTATAATCTTTTCAACATTCATATTGTTATAATAATTTATCTTACAAAGAAATCAATCTTTATTGTCCTCAAATTGATAAAAATAAAGTTCCTCTTCTCCAGCAAACCATCTTCTGCCGCTATATTCACATGAAAATTCTCGACTAAATGCTTTCCATGTTTCATGACCTTGAAGGGGTTTACCTATCCAAGCCCCTCCATCTCTCCATACTACTCTATTGCCGGGTTGTATAAAGAGCTGTCCTCCCTTACCTTTCAGTAAATGCCCTTGTTTATGGCCTCCTGGATTTTCACTTTGCCCGGTTTGAAACTCTGGACCATAACACCAATCAAATGTCATTAGGTATTGGGCTTCATGGTACTTTTTATCTTTTAAAATAATTTTGCATGCCGAGTTCTTTAAGTACTCATACCTGTTACAAGAGACGTAAGGGGAATAACAATCCCATAGCTGTAACCAATCTAAGGGATAATTTGTAGAATGTTCATCCTCTTGTTTATGAATTAAATATTGGATAGGTACTCTTGTATGCACTGTGCCCATTTCTGACATACAAGAGAACAGACCACACCTTCTACTCAAAGAAGTAAAAGCAAATACCTCAACAGGTATATAGTTCTTAGTCTCCTTTGGTAATCTGTCTTGTATAAAGCCGGTATCTAGATAGCCCGAAAAGAGAGGTATATCAATATTGATGTAAGACATAAAAATATATTAGTGGCATATTTAGTAAGAGCAAGCAAAATATAGGAATGAAAAAAGTACTCAAACCTGAACAACCAGAAGAGGCTATCTACTACTCAGACTTCTCTGGAAAAATATTTAAAGACTTTGTACCTGTTACTGTCAAAATAGAATGTAGCTACGGATCTAAATACGATGGATCTGAAGTTGAGCTTCATTTAACAGATATTGGTCTAGAAAAACTTCTAGAGTTCTTTAAAGCTAATCTTTGTCAGGAAACTAAAAATGAATTACAAAGAAATTCTTATTGCCAGTCTTCTGACAGTCATTATAATAACAAAGAACTCAACCAAAAACTAATATGAAATCCATCTCAAAAACCGTTAAAGTAAAAGAAGAACACTACATTGAATTCACTGATGAAGAGCTTCAGGCCCTCAGTATAGAGAAAGGACAGAAGTTCTCTTGTAAGATTGAAGATGGAGGCTTGAGATTAGAGCCTTTTGATAAAGTAGAGCTAGAAATAGGTAACTGGGATAGAGAAGTTCTAATAATGCTTATACAAGAGTCTTGTGAACGAGATGTATCAGTAAATGAAGTTATTAGTGATTTATTGGAAAAAGTAATCGAAGATGGAAACCTTTAATATCGTTTGGAAATTTGCTGTTGTAGGATTCCTACTGGCAATCATAGTATCATTAGGTATGATTAAGCTAAAGATTGATAGTATTGAACGTCTCTTGATCGTACCTGATGCAGAGCTCCCGATTTACGAAGAAGTACAATGAAGCCAAAGTGGAGGCAGGCCTACATGGATGTTGCCGAGCGCTTTGCTCAGCTCTCTTCAGCTAAGAAACTTAAAGTTGGAGCAGTATTAGTTAAAAGAGATTCAATAATTGCAATAGGTTATAACGGAACTCCTTCTGGGTGGTCAAATGAATGTGAAGACAAAAATGGTGAAACTAAGCCAGAAGTATTACACGCGGAAGCAAATTGCATTGCTAAATTAGCAAAATCTTTTATGTCTGGAGAAGACTCTATAATGTTTGTAACTCATGCACCTTGCATACATTGTGCAAAGATGATCTATAGTGCAGGGGTTAAAAAGGTGTTCTATAAAACTCTTTATAGAGATAATTCAGGAATAGAGTTCCTTAAGAAGTGTAGCGTATCTGTAATACAGATTACTTAGATTTCGATTTAACCTTCTTCTTAACAGCCTTCATAGGCTTCATGTGCTTCTTAACAGCCTTCTTCTTACCGTACATATTAGCTTCAGTTAAGAATTGTCCAGCGATGGCGTTGAAATGTGGTGTGTTGATTTCCATATAATAAATTAGTCTTCAAACCCAACGTTCATAGATTTAGGTTCAGATGCAATAGCATCTTTGTACGCTTTACCAAATGATCTCTCAAACTCTTTGCGTCCAATATCTTCAATGTCTCCCTCTTCACGATCTAAGGCTTGAATGTCTTGATCTGAATTCTCAGCTGTTGCATACTTAATAGCTCCTACGCGAATGAGAGCTGAGGTTGCTTTCATAGCAGAGCCTGTATCAACTCCGCCGCGTTGAATAGCTTTAACTAGATCTTTACCCTTCTGGACTTGATCAGCAATATTCTCAATTCTGGAATAATATGTCTTAAGGTCGTCAGAGAGCTCAACACCAGCAGCTGACATCTCATCAGGTGTTAAAATTTCATACTCAGCATCTTCTATAAAGCGAGCTGCTTTAGGTTGTTTAGGTTGAGCTGGTTGTCCGTTCTCGACAGAACCTTCAGCATCTTCTACAGCTGCTTTAACTTCTTCTCTAGATACCCGAGCACCGTATTCTTTTTTAGCATCTCCGAGCTGGGATATAAGTCTTGCTGTATAACCTGCAACAGCTTTACCTGCACTAGGGACTTTAACTCCCTGTGAAGATTCAATACCCTTTATAATTTCAATAAGAGCATTAGAAATAAAAGCTCTATAAGCTTCTTCATTATTAGCAGGATTAGTACCTTCAGGAAATACTTTATCAAATAAATCTTTAGAAATCATATCTACAACCTCTTCTTTTGATTTACCTAAAACATCAGCTAGCTTGCCAATGAGGTAACCTCCACCAGGGGCTGTACCGATACCGGATTTAAGAGAACTAGTAAATGCTCCGTATTCAGCATCAACAGGTGTAAGTTCAGTTATGATTTGTTCAAATAAAGAATCGAATTGCTTGGTTGCCATATGTTTATTATTTATGTAATTTGTGCTTTAATCTCTAAGATCTTATTATAGTATTGAGAAGGGTTAGTATTTTTAATCCTGACCTTAGATAATTTTTCGTTGAACTCGCTTTTTAACCCGAGTAGGCCTTGCAAGCGATAATCAAAAAAGGCTAAACCTTCATGAAAATATTCTTCTACTCTAAAAGGAATAGGAATTTCAAATGACTCTTTGTTGTTTTTAGATGTAAAGAGTGTGATGTTGAGATAGTAATGAGCTCGTTTAAACAGTACAAGCCTGCCTTCTTTGATAATCTTTTCACCTAAAGTAAATTTTATAGAAGATTGAAGATGTCGAGTGAGAAAGGTCTCCCCGGGCAACTCTTCTAGGTATGTAGATGCTACGGATATCATTTGTTCATAAACCCAGCCTTCTGACCAGCAGGCATTGGGGCAATTGAGTCATTAAAATACTGCCACCATTCTTTAGGATCAGGTGAGGTGTTGATAACGGCAATTACCTCTACATCATTACAGTTAATACATCTATAATTTTGCATAAAAATATCCCAAGTTATAATTAAATTCTTTTGAGCTGCATTAAATTTAGGAGTTTTAGTCGCAGGTTCAAAGTTAAGAATATTACGTCCGAGCTGAGACATGAGAAGACCTTTATCATTTGTGCAGAGCATTCGGCGATAATCCCCAAATCCGGCCTTTTCTATTCTCCTTCTAAATCTCAGCTCAACAACATTAGTCATTAAGAGCTGAGCTAAAGCTGCCCGGCCTAATCTCATTTCTTCTTTTTCTTCTTGTCTGCCTCCTTTTCAATAGGCTTACAAATACCGAAGATTCGTTCTTCAGAAAGAAAGACTAACATCTTACCATTCTTCTGAATTGACTGCAGACCTCTATCCCCAGGAAAGATAATTACATCTCCGACCTTAACCTGTTTACAAGCCGGGCCTGCAAGCTTGACCTTTGCAACCCGCCAGGCTCTATTATCAATAACTTGGTTGGGTAGAATAATACCGTTACGCATTATTGACTTACCATCAGAGGCTACATCAACGTACTCTACAGAAATTACATTAGAAAGAAGCTCTACAATTTCATAGTCTTCTGGAAGAGGTATATCCTTGTAATCATCTGGTGCAATTCCGTTAACTTCAGCATCTAGTCCTGCCATCGAGTGAGCGATCATATATAGTATAAATTAAGTAAATTGTTGTTTAAGTTCAAGTAATAGTTTCATCTCTCTCCTAGACACTTCCATATTACAGGCCAGCATATCAACTTTGTCATCTTCTTTAGTCTTCTCTTCCTTAACCTTCTTAACATACTTGATAAAAGGGGACTGTTTAGATTTAGGGAAAAGCTTTAATAGAAGCTTATAATGATGCATCTTATCGATATTGCCTAGTATGTTAACGGATTCATTAATACCTAGACAAGAAGAGGGTGATACAAAGCTCAACCAACGATTAATAAGAAATGGGATATAGTCTTCTAAAGGTAAATTACCCTTCTTATTAACTGTTATATCTTTTATGTACTCAAAGAGCATTAGACAACGATTTTTGTCGTAGCAACAAACACATCACTTAAGATGGAATAAAAGATACCTGCAACATCAGTCATGAAGTTACGAGCTTGATCTTCGTCGAGTTCAGTTGAGTAGGCGAAGTCAGGAGCTCTTGAACCAGCATCGATGTTAATACCGAGGTGAATCAATACGGCTCCATTCTTCTCAGCTGCAATACTAACTGAAGCTTTCTTGTCACCTTTATCGGTTACAATCATAATGTCATCTCCATCAACATAGCCTTCCTTATTAAGATACTTTGAACAGAGCAAAGAGCCAACTTGAGCATTTAACAAACGCTGAAACAAGACACCACCCCAGATATCCTTATTAGGTATCTCCATAATAAAGTTCATAGCCATATCAGAATAGATATAGTCCTTATTAAGGCTATCTTCAAGATCAATTAAATTTGCCGTCACTTCCATTGGAGCAATAAACGATACAATATTACCTAAAGGGTTAACTTCTTTCTTAAAGAACTTATACGCAAACCTTTCATGAATCTCAACCCCTCCGTATAAATCTTCACCGAATACTTCTTTTAGTAGTTGTCTATTAATAATCATAGTATAAAAATTGTAAAGGCTATTCAGGTTTCTTCAAGGCATTCTGCCAACTATCTTTAAAAATTTTATTAGACTCTTCCCATTCCGGGGTCATGAACGAATTACCCAACCCATGGTGCACTACAAAGATGGGCCAGGTACCCATCTTGAGCTTCTTCTCATTAGCTAGTAAACAAGAGGAAATATTTT